CCAATCTTCAGGAATATCTTCACCGAACTCTTCAATCCAACTTTCTAGCTCTGTTTTTTCTACTTTACTAAATTCTAAAGTTTCATCAACTACTTCCTCATCACCTAAAGGCTCAAGTCCAAGCTCTTCACGTATTTCGTCTTGAGTCATAACTTCTCTGATAGTCTTAGAATCAAATTGAACTGTAATAGGTTTAAGCTGTACAAAGTTTACAGGCATATCCATATTGTTAATTTGGAATATTTTTCTTAGTTGTTTAACTAATTGGTCTTGGAATGGCTTAACCACAGTATTGAGATAGAAATTTGCAGCGTTGATAATCTCGTCTGTATTGCTTGAAAAACCATTAGCAGTATCTATACCCATAAGAGTCTTAGAAGTTACTCTGTGTCCGCTTAAAATGTTGCTAGTGAGTAGTTCTTGGAGTGCCAAATACTGCTTATCGAGGTCTGATGGTGTTATTGCTTGTACTTCAGGTGTTCTAGTCTTATCGTCTGAGAACGTCAAAATGAACTTCCCTGCATTGTTTTGTCCTGTGAACTTATCTGTAAGGCTTTGTTCTATTTGATGACGCTCTTCAGCTGTCGGTATGCCATTACTAAAGTTTACCATAAAAGAACCTGAGAATCCTGAGCTGATTGCATTGAGATGGTACTCAGATATACGTCCATCTATAAGACTCCAATTTGAGCAAGATACCCAATCAGGTGTATAATAGGAATTCATATTAGGGCTATAAAGTCCTGAATACATTATTTGATTTGCTGAAGTTCTATCATTAGCATTAAAGGCAGGTACATAATAAGGCTTGTTAGCTCTAGTGTTTGACCAATCTGCTGATATGTAATAGCCTTTAGTCTTTCCGAATTCATCAGGTCTTGCACATCTTAGCTTAGAAACGTCAATGTGATAGATTTCAGCTATTTGAGTTCTATCCTTTGACCACACCAAATTCAAAGCGAACCCACCCTGTAGCTTAAAGTCAAAAGATAGTTTCTTTATAACTTCATGTAGGCTTTCATTTCCATTAGCTCTATCCATAAAGTTCTGTAACTTAACTCTAGCTTCTAAGTCCCTATCATCTTCATCTTCTATAATAAGGGCTTCACCTGCAATCATCTCTGCTGTTGAATTAACAATAGCCGCTGTAATTGAACTTGAATAGTAAAGGTCAATTAAGAACTGAGGATAGAGGTTTCTCCAATCTTCTGTTCCGTATTCTATCCAATCTCTACCTCTTACCTCTTGAACTGTAGGAGCTGTACTCGTTTCTAAATTGATGTTAATGATATTATCTTTCATATTTTATTTTTTATACGATACTTGCTAATCTAAGATTAATATTCTTTGTTAAAGCGTCACTTGCACTACTGAATATTTGGACTTCACTTATTGAACCCTCAAAAGGGTTCGTATCAAGTTTTCTAATGCCTAGTGAATCTATGTCTGCTGTTCCTGATAATGTAGGTGTTGCAGTAGTTTGCGCAACCCCATTCCACCAAAGTGTTAAAACATTACTCTCTCTTGTGACAACCATATAACCATCACCCCAAAACCCACTATCCAATTCTAAATCTACTGCTGTTGCATTATCAATCTTTACTCTTAACTTAGTAGTAGAGAACATTCTAAAAAATTCACCATCAGCCGTATTATCACCTAGAATAACCCCCGCTATTAAATTCAGCCTTATTCCAATAGTAAAATCACCTGTTAAAGATATTTGACTTCCAGACATGTGTTGAGTTGCAGAAGGGTCAAATCTCAGAGCCCCTGATGGTGGGTCGTATGTAGGTGATTCTGCAACACTTCCAGAAATAAATATGTTAGTAGTATGGGAGGATAACCAATAATAAACCTTATCCGCATTTGGTGCATTCTGAAAGGCAACATTTGTTTTATTCTCAAACCAAGCCACTAAACTTGATTCAGCATTAGGTGTCCATCCACCATTGTTTCCTACACTTAAATCTAATCCTAATTTTAACATATTCTATGTAGTTGGTCCTTCGTGATAACCTACTCCAACACCACTCGTAATGGTAATTGCTGTTATGTTCATAAAGAGAGTTGTTCCAGCAGGAAGTGTAGTTACTAAAGCTGATTCTCCTGTTGCATCTGCTACTGTTATAGCGGAAACTACACTCGTTACAGGGAAGTAAACACAATACCAATCTACACCTGTTTGTGCTCCATCTCCACTATCAAAGACTACTGTTCCACCATTTTTTCCTAATTGCTCTGTTAAGAGCTGTTGTACATTTTCTATTGCCATTTTATTTTATTTTATTGTCCGTAGTATATATAATTTGTTTGTTCTATATCTGCTGTAATATTTGCATCTGTGTCAGCACCCCCACCTGTTACTGTAACTGTAGGGTTTGTAGTATATCCGCTTCCTGCATCTGTTATTGTTACTGTATTCACTTCGCCGCCTGAAACAGTACAAGTTGCTGTTGCTTGTGTTATACAATCCCCTGTTATTGTTATTGTTGGGGCTGTACTATATCCTTCTCCAGCATAAGCGATAGTCAAGGTTTGAACACTTTTTGCATTTTGGATATATTGAACTTGTTCATCTCCTGCTTTTTCCGTTACATTTAATATTCCTTTAGTTACTAAGCCTTGTACTACTCCCTTAAGAACACCAACAGGTGTTAATACATCTAGCTCAGTTGCTGGAGCTGTTCCTGCTGCAACATTTACAGTTCCTGCCCAACTCACTTCATATACTTCATACTTCCAATATCCAGCAGGTATTAACTTTGTTGTTCCTGAATAAACAACAGGGTCTGCATTATAATCAAAAGTTAGTCCTGTATACCTATTGTAGATGTCTTCTTCAACCCCATAAGCATACTGAACAGAACCATCCATATCATTTATGAACTTAAATAAATGCCGTATTTGACTTGAAGCTACTGAAGTATTTATACGATTATCTTCGGTAGATATATATACTCTAAAGGTAGATTCTGTGGTTGCTTGTATCATTCTATAATATAATAGAAAAACTCTGTTTTTGTTTGGTTATAAAAGAAAAGAGGGCTAAAAAAGCCCCCTAATCAAAGAAATATATGAAAACTACTAATTGTGTTATGAAGAAACTACTCCTGCTAATGTAAATCCTGCGTTATCAAATACATTAGTAGTGTAATCTGGTACCATTTGGAAAGGCTGATTTTCTAAGCCGTCAAATGTAAGAGTATAACCTCCTCTGTCACCAAAACTTGCACCGCTATCCATAGTACCTGCGTTAAGTTCCATTCCATTTACACTTCCCAAACATGCTATTACATCGTGTCCGTTTGATAATGTTGCATTTAATTGAGCAAATATAATTACTTTTGTTGCACCTAATAATTTTATCTGATTTTGGTCTTCCTTAGTCAGTCTGTTAAGTATAATATTTACCGAAGGTGTGTAAAAAATAGTTCCGTTTTCACGTGAACCTGTAATAGTATCTGTAAGACTAGCAACACCTAGTGGCATTGTATATCTATAAAGACTATTAGAACCCATTTCTAAGTCTGTAATTTCACCGTTTGCTGTTGGTATTGAAGTTACTTGGTCATAAACTGCAAAGTAGATATATTTAATTCCACCACTAATTCTGTTACAATCGAGTCCCCTTCCTTTTGTTAAAGCTGTACATGCCATTTTATTTTATGTTTTAAGGGTTAAAAGTTGGAGGGCTTTTACACCCTCCGTCTTTATATTATTTACGATACAAGAACTACGTCAGCTCCAATACCTACTTGTGTACCACCTGAGTAACGACAAACTGCTCTCAAATTTGAGCTTCCGTCAAGCTGACTCATATCTAGTAAATTGATATTTACAGCGTCTGAAACCAAATCCGTCCCGAAAAATAAATTTCCTCTTTCTGCTGCTACTAACACATCATTATTCATACCTGTACAGACTGCGATTTTTATTCCTTCAAAGATTGGATAGTATTTATCATTCATATTCCCCCAAGGAGTTCCTGTTAAAGCAGATATTGCTTGAATATATACTCTGTAAGATTTAGGACTCATATAAATATATAAGTCTTCTTTAGTGTAAACTGCTGTTGGGATAGCTGCTGTACACGCTTGTAAATTAGCTATAATGTTATCTGCGTCATATGCTACTCCTGCTCCACCTGCATTAGTTACATCTACTACAGTTGCATCTACTACTAATCTACCAACTGCACCTTGTACAAATCCTGTAAATTCTCCGTTTGTTGCACCATTACCACCCCAAATTGAAGCTTCAGTTGCATCTGCTATAATCTCACCTAAGTAAGAAATAACGTAATCATCAAAACTTGCAGGTGGAGGTGCTCCTGCTCCTGCTCTCATTTGTAAAGCTTCCCAACTCTCTAAAAGAGTTTTTGAGCATAAATCCGTCTGAACCATTAGGTTAGTCGGTTCTAAAACCGCCTCAGTCATTGTAAGAGTTCCATCTAAGTTTACATTACAAGATGCATCTTGCACCATTGAAGTTGCATCCATCTTTTGGATATTACTCTTAAATTTCACATTTTCTAATACTGTCAAGTATTCCATTGAAGTTGCTTGGCGAAGGGCTTGGGATATGTAGAATCCTGCTGCCTTCCCTGCATAGTTACTCGTCATTGCTATTGCCATAATTTTTTATTTTTTAAGTTATTATTTATTTAAGTTATATAAGAACCTTTCTTGTCTAGATAACTTGTTATATTCTTTTTTAGTTAGTTCAGGTCTATCTGCACTAAATTTATTTGTGTTAATTGGAGCATCAGCAGGTTGTTCTGCTAGTTCCGTTTTTAGTTTTTCGTTTTCAGCTTTTATTGCTTCAACTTCTTCTGCTGAAAATTCTACTGTTTCTGTAGTTTTAATAGACTTAGGTTTGTCAGATACTTCTTCAGTAGCCATTTCTTCAACCTCATCATCACCACCTTCCTTTTCTCTTTTTAAGTCTGCTACTGCGTCTTCTAGGTTCTGGATTCTTTTTTCCATCCCTTTCCAATCGGCTACGTCAGCTTCTTCTTTTCTGTCATCATCTTCAGGAGCTAATTCAACTGATTCTTCTGATAATTCTTCTGATGCTTCAACTTCTTCTTCTGTTTCTGATTCGATAACTTCAGCAACAATACCTTCTTCTTCTACTCTAAAAGATACTCCTGTATCTGTCTTGTATGTTCCAACAGGAAGTAAGATAGTCGTTCCGTCTTCCGTTAATACTGAGATGTCCACCCCTGCTTCTAATTCTTCAGCGGTACTTACGAAAATAGTTCCATCTTCGCTTTTTGACTGCCAAGCCAAAGTAACTTCTTCTTCTTTTTTGTTAAGACCAAGAGCTACTAAAATTTGTTCT